ACGGGAATGTGCCAAAGGCTGTAATTGGGGCGAAAGAAGGAGCGCTGACAGTAGAGGCGATTTCCGTTACATACAATGCGGGCGGAAAGCGAATTGACTTGAAAGAGCTGGCTGAGAAAGTGGAGGCAATGGGAGCGGAATGAAGGTCGGAAGTTGGGGAAATGTAATCCGCTTTCAGGTATCGGGGAACAAAGTTCTGACTTTCCAGAACGGAATGTCAAGAACAACCTCGGTGCAATGCGAGACGCATAACATGCTATATGGTGCGCCCCGGATGCAGTTCGTGGGGCCCGGAACGGAGACGGTGCGTTTTACGATGGAGCTGAACGCGATGATTTGCCGGAAGCCGGTGCGCGTAGAGAACGACATAAGAAGAGCGATGCTTAAGGGAGAATATTATCCGCTGATTGTGGGAGGGAAATGCATTCTGAAAAATGCACTAATCACATCGATGTCTACAAGCTACGATATCGTGATTGTAGACGGGCGCATTATGTCGTTGAAGATAGATATTGAGATGAGCGACTATAACTAAGGGAAGCGGGCACGGAGACTATGAGAGCGGAATATATCACGAGCGAAAACGATGAAGAGATGCAGGAGATTCTAAAGGGACTGGCTATGCTTTTATCGGTTCCGGAAGGGTCGATGCCGTGCAATCGGAATTTCGGAATTTCGTGGTCAAATTTGGATTTGCCGAAGGAAGAGCTGGAAAACGAATATGCGACGGCGCTGATTATTAAGGCAGCGGAGTTTATTCCGGAAATAGAAATCCGTGAGATAAAGTTCACTGAGAATGAAGACGGCGAATTGCTGGCAAGAATCGAAGTTGAGAGGTCTTGAGCGTGGGAAAAACAGATGAGCTAAAAAAATATCCGGAGCTTTCATTTATCGACGAGATGACATTGCCGCGCCTAATCGAAAATATGGAAGCGCTATACAAGCAGAAGTATTTCGAGACGACAGGAAGGATAAAGCAGTTCCGGGCGATGGACAGAGAGCGGCTATTGCTGGAGGCCTGCGCCTATTATCTATATCAGGGCTATGTGATGGTGGATCGCGCCGGAAAAATGAACCTTCTGAAATACGCAGAAGGGAAATACCTGGAAAACCTCGGGGCGCTCAAAGGGATTCGGCGGAACGGCGCGGAGGGCTCGGTGGTGACGGTGAAGTTTTCCTTGCGGTCGAGGCGTGAGAGCACGACACCAATCCCGAAGGGGAGCCGCGTAACGGCGGGGGACGGCGTGGCGTTTGAGACAACGGCATATGCAGAAATACCGGCGGGAGAAACATCGGTACAGGTCAAGGCAAAGTGTCAGAGCGCCGGGCTGATTACGAATAACTACGCTGCCGGAGAAATCAGTCGGATGGTAGATGCCATTCCGTATGTGGACGGGGTGCAGAATATGACAATTCCGGCAGGCGGCAAAGATGTGGAAACGGACGATGAGCTGAGAGAGCGGATCTATATGGCACCGGAAGGATACACGACGGCCGGAAGCCTGGAGGCGTATCGGTATCATGCAATCCGGTTTGATTCGACGCTGGAAGATGTGGCCGTATTTTCACCGGCACCGAACGAGGTGACGATTGTTGCGCTGCAGGACGGCGGCGTTATTCCGTCCGGCGAATACATAGAGAATCTGCAAAAGTTCATTTCGAGAGATGATATTCGGATGCTGACTGACAAGGTGAGCGTCAAGGCGCCGCAAACGATGCCCTACGATGTGGATGTGGAATACTGGATTAACAAGAGCGATGAGGACCGGGCAGAGACAATCCAGAAAAGCGTCAACGAAGCGGTTGAAGAGTTTATCAACTGGCAGAAGGGGAAAATCGGGAGAGACATTGTTCCGGACAAGCTGCGGTATCTGATGATTCGCGCCGGAGCAAAGCGGGTGGAAATTGCCAAAAGTCCTCAGTTTATGACGGTGGGGCGTGACACCGTGGCTGTATTGGGCAGGAAAACCATACGATACCAGGGGCTGGAAGATGATTGAATACCAGAGTGGAGAACTTAAAAATCTACTTCCGGCGGTATTTGCGGAAGATGCCGAAGTAATTGCACTGTCATTTGCGTTGAAGAGAACCATGGCAGATGTGCTGCAGGCGGCGGCACGGACGGGAATATACGCAGATCTGGACGGAGTACCGGAAAAGGTCTTGGACTACCTCGCAAAAGAATGGAAGGTCACATACTACAGAGCGGAATTCAGCGTGCAGAGAAAACGCGAAATTCTGAAAAATGCTTTGAAGGTAAAGATGTTCGCGGGGACAAAAAGCGCGGTGCAGCAGCTGGCGTCTATGCTTTTTGGAAAGGCAGAGATTGAAGAGTGGTTTGAATTCCGGGAAGCAAGACAAGAGCCCGGATATTTCGATGTGAAGGTAACGGCGGAAGAGACGCTGACAGCCGAACAGCACGAAGGATTCGGGCGGCTGATTGAGGATATCAAGAATGCTTCGTCGCATATCCGGACAATCAAGACACAAGAGACTGCGCAGGGCAGTGTCTATACCGGAGCGGCACTTGGAGAAGCGCTTGAGCAGGGACTTGAGGTCAACGGGGGGTAAGAGTGGCGAAATACAGAAAAGTTGAGATTACAGACGCGGGCACGGCGCTCGCGCGCCGAGCGCTTTCCGGAGAGACAAAAATCACATTCACGAAGGTTGAGACGGGAAGCGGAAGCTATAGCTTGTCAGAGAACCTGAAAGAGAAACAGGGATTAAAGGCAAGGGAACAAAGCTTTGCCGTTTCGAGCGTTGAAAGCGCACCGCAATCGGGAATGATTGTGCGAGCTGTAATCAGCAATCTGAATCAGGACGGGAGTCATGTTCAGAGCGGGTACTACATGCGAGAGGTTGCCTTGTATGCAAAAGGCAATTCGGGAGCGGAAATCCTATACGCGCTTGCCGTAGCAGAACAAGGCAAAGAAGAGTATGTGCCGGAATACGCTGCCGGGCATCCGTTTTCCAATACGCTGGATTTTATTCTGGCTTTGAGCAATGCAGAGAATATCCAGATTCAGTATGAACTGAGCGCCTATGCGACGGCACGAGACCTGGCGACATTGCGGGGGAAAGTGCAGGAAAACACCGACAAGGCGACGGAGAATCAGACGAAAGCAAAACGCGCGGAAGAGAAAGCAGACCTGAATGCGAAACGCTGGGACATTGAGGTAACGCTGGATGGCTGGAGCAGCACATTCCCGTACAAGAAAACGGTGGCGGTTCAGGGGATGAAAGCTGAATACGCGCCGTGCTTTTCCGTATTGAACGATGCAACGGATGAGACGAGCGCAAAGCGGATCCGGAAAATATCGCTGAAAAGGGTCCGTACGATGAACGGCAGTGTGGAGATTGAATGCATGAAGCCGCCCGCAACGGCATTCCGGATGATCGGAAAGGGTGTGTGATATGGCGGAAGGAATTGTATTACAGAACGGCGGCGGAAGCGGCGCGTCTGATGAGCTGACGGCAGCGGCCGCAAATGTACTCGCCGGAAGAACCTATGTCGGAGCAGACACAGAGGATGAGGCGGGAGCAGGAACAATGCCGGACAACGGCGCGATGCAAAGAGTGCTGCGAGCCGGTGAAAACATCCCGATTCCGAAGGGGTATCACAACGGCAACGGGACGGTAAGAGCGGCACCGCTTGCGGAACAGACTCCGGGCAATGCGACGGCAGGCGATATTCTGAGAGGGAAAACAGCATGGTCTAACGGCGGCCGTGTGGACGGAAGTATCCCAATCATTGACACGATGGGAAACGGCGACGGACGGGGAAACAATTCGCCTTGGTTCGGAATTGATGGCAATAACCAGACGTTTTGGGTGGAACTGTTACACAGAGTGGCATACTACACTCGGAGCGACGGGAAGCCCCATGTAACCATTGATGCCGCAGCGCTTGGAAATGCTATCAAGGAGCAAGTTTTACAGGGGGCAAGGTTTTCTTGCCAATACGGCATCAATGTAGAGGGGACAATCCCCACATGGCACGCCTCGGGCGACATTGGCGGGCAGAAGGTGATCGACGCTTTTCAGAGCACAGCATTCGCCGGAGATTACGGGGCAAAAGGACGCGGGGTCTTTATGCGAATCTTGGGCGGGGTTTACACAGAACCCGGAACGATGTGGTGTTTCGCGCCTGCAAATACGATTCTGCCGCATAATATTCGTGAAGGTGTTCCGATTTTGGGGACGTTCGGCACGATGAAAGACTACGCCGCGTCTTGCGTCCCTTTTGACGGAGCCCGCTTCGACGGAGTGCATTTTTCGGGGTGGGCAGAAGGGCTGATAAATACTCGCGCGAGGTATTCGCTGGGACCAATAGGGGGATTGAATCCTGCGAGGAGTGCAGAAGCCACGAGTCAGATAGGCGGAAATACCACCGGCGGGGGGGGGCCCGGCAATTGGGTCTGGGGGGGTTCGC